GCGCGGGCGGGCTGCTGGCGCTGGTGGGCGCGCTGCCCGGGCGCGCGACCGGCGGGCCGGTGGCACCGGGGCGCGGCTATGTGGTGGGCGAGCGCGGGCCGGAGCTGTTCGTGCCGACGGCGAGCGGGCGGGTGGAGCCGGCGGCGCCCGGCGGCGTCCGCGAGGTGCGCGTGGCGATCCAGGTGAATGCCCCGGCGGGAAGCGCGCCCGAGACGCTGGCGCGATCCTCGCGGCAGGTGGCCCGGGCGGTGAAGGTGGCGCTGGCCGGGGTGGAATGAGCGTTTACCTCTACCCGTCACGGGTTGCGCAGTCTTAATGAGCGCAGCGAATTTAGACGAAGCTGGGTGAGGGGGCTCGATGCTGGGCGTTATACATCCGACACCCACCCAGCTTCGCCTAAGCTCCTTCGTCGCTAAGGCTGCGCAACCCTCTCCCTCAAGGGAGAGGGAGGATCAGGGGATCTTCCATGGCTTATTGGCTCGCCGGAGACCGCACGGTGCAGGAGAGCGGCTGGATCAGGCGGTTCGATCCGCGCTTCTGGACGCTCAATTTCCCGCGGCCGATGATGGCTTCGGTCACGACGCTCGCCGCGGATTCCCTGCGCGTGGATGCCGTCTTCTACACCGCGGCGGACCTGGCGGGGCTGATCTGGGAGGCGGAGGACCGGCACGACCATCCGCTGCTGGCCTATGAGACCGACCACGACTTCCGCGGCTGCACGCTCTCCTTCCGCTGGCGCTCCGGCGGGGTGATGCCGCTGGATGCGATCAACGGCCCGGTGCTGACGATCGAGGGGCGCGATGCGGCGGGCGCGGCGCGGGCCTGGTATGTGCGGCTGTGGAATTATGCCGTCGGGACGGCGGAGGATGCGCAGGTGACGCTGGATTTCGCCGCGCTGGACGGCGGGTTCCTGCTGCCCGGGGAAGCCGATCCGGTGTGGGCGGGGGATGTCGACCGGATGTTCGTGTCGCTGGTCGCGCCGGATCATGCGGCGAGCCCGGCGGCGCTGGCGGCGCCCGTTGCGGGCTGGGTGGAGATGAGCGAGATCGCCTGCGACGGGGGCGGGGCGGTGCTGGAGATCGGCGACATCATCGTGCCGCCGCACGGGCTCTCGATCGCGAGCGGCTATGACGATTGCTATCATCTGACCCCGGCGCGGCTGCTGCGCAATGCGCTGCAGCTGGGCTATCGCGGGGCGATCAACCATTATCTCGGGATGAGCCATTATTTCCGGCTGGAGGCGCTGGGCGGCGGATTTTACGTGAGCCTGGCCGGCGGCGCGCTGAATGCGCCGTGCGCGGCGTGGCATCGCGATCTGGCCGCGCGGGCCAAGGCGATGGGGTTCGGACTGATCCTGTCGCTCTCCTATGAACTGTTCGACGCGCATTGCTGGAACGACTGGAAGCAGCGCGCCGCAAATGGCGATCCGGCGCTGACCGGATGGGAGCCACCCTCCGCCCTGCTCTCGCCCGCGCATATCGGGGCGATGGGCTATCTGCAGGCGGTGGCGCGCGCGTTCGTGGCGATCGCGCGCGATGCCGGGCTGGGGGTGCGTTTTCAGGTGGGCGAGCCCTGGTGGTGGGTGATGCCGGACGGGCGGATCTGCCTGTATGACGATGCCGCGCGCGCGGCACTGGGCGGGAGCCCGCCGGTGATCGCGGATGTGCGCCTGCCGATGGATGCGCCGCGCAGGGCCCTGCTGGATGCGGCGGGGGTGGTGCTGGCGGCATCCACGGCGGCGCTGGCGGCGGCGGCGCGGGCGGAGGCGCCGGGGTGCGAGACCTTGCTGCTGGTGTATCTGCCGAGCGTGCTGGATGCGAAGGCGCCCGAGGTGCGGCGGGCCAATGTGCCGCTGGGCTGGGCGAGGCCGGCGTTCGACGTGCTGCAGCTGGAGGATTATGACTGGGTGACCCAGGGCCATGCTTCCAGGACCGAGCGCGGCGTGGTGCAGGCGGCGGCGCGGCTGGGCTATCCGGTCAGCCAGCAGCATTATTTCAGCGGCTTCGTGCTGCGTCGCGAAGACGCGGTGCAGTGGCGCGCGATCGACGCGGCGGCGGATGCGGCGCGCGCGCGCGGGACGGCCGCGGTGTTCGTCTGGGCGCTGCCGCAGGTGGTACGCGACGGCTATGTGCGGTTTTCGGATCGGGAGGGCGAAGTGCAGGCTTTCGACGAGGTGGATTTCCCGCTGGCGCTGGGGAGGCAGGCGAGCGTGGCGCCCGCCTTCTCGACCGCGGTGGTGACCACGGCCTCGGGCCATGAGCAGCGCAATTCGGATTGGGCCGAGGCGCGGATGCGTTTCGATGCCGGGCCGGGCGTGCGCAGCGAAGGGGATATCGCGGGACTGATCGGCTTCTTTCGGGCGCGGCGGGGCCCGGCGCGGGGATTCCGCTTCCGCGATCCCTTCGATTGCAGCTCCAACGGGATGACCGGGGATCCCGGGCCGCTCGACCAGGCGATCGGGAGCGGCGACGGGATCGCGACCGGCTTTGCGCTGGTGAAGGACTATGACGGGCAGATGCGGCGGATCACCCGGCCGGTGGCGGGGAGCGTGCGCGTGGCGGTGGACGGCGTGGCGGCGGCGGCGGGCTGGTCGCTGGAGGCGGGCGGGGTGGTTGTCTTCGATACCCCGCCGGCTGCCGGGACGGCGGTGACTGCGGGGTTCCGGTTCGACGTGCCGGTGCGCTTTGCCGAGGACCGGCTGGAGGTGAACCGGGCGACCTTCCTGGCGGGGGAGGCGGTGAGCGTGCCGCTGGTGGAGATAAGGGAATAACCAGGGGAGGTGGCGCGTCGCGCCGGAGGGGTGTCGGGATCGTCCGGACCTGCTCCCACTTCTGTCTGCGTTCGGATGCACCTCACCCCTCCGTCGCGCTGGTGCGCGCCACCTCCCCTCGAGGGGAGGATTTCGGTGGAGCATATGATGACTTCTTTCCTGGATCGTCCCCTGACCACCCTGGCCTTCTGCTGGCGGCTGGAGCGGCGCGATGGGGTGGCGCTGGGGTTTACCGCGCATGACCGCGATCTCCTGATCGACGGGCTGGTCTATCGCGCGGCGCCGGGGATGGCGCCCTCGGCGGTGACGCTGGCGGACGGGTTCGATGCGGGATCGATGGATGTGGCCGGCGCGCTGAGCGCGGACGGGATCTCCGAGGAAGACCTGGAAGCCGGGCGCTGGGACGGCGCGGGGGTGCGGCTGTTCGCGGTGGATTGGGAGGCGCCGGGAGAGACCGTGCTGCTGGCGCGCGGCGAACTCGGCGCGGCGGAGCGGGCGGGGGCGGCGTTTACCGCCGAATTGCGGGGACCCGCCGCGGTGCTGGAGCGCGCGGTGGTCGAGCAGACGTCGCCCGAATGCCGCGCGACGCTGGGGGACCGGCGCTGCCGGGTGGACCTGGCGGGGCGGCGGGCGCTGGCAACGGTCGTTAGCGCGGACGGCGCGGCGCTGGAGATGGATCGCGGCGAGGCTTCGGCCAATGCCCATGGCTATGGCATCCTGCGCTGGATCGACGGGGCGAATGCCGGGCTGAGCGCGGCGATCCTGTCTTCCGCGGGAAACGGCATCCTGTTGCGCGATCCGCCCGCGCTGCCGGTGGCGGTGGGCGATCGCGCGGAATTGATCGAGGGATGCGACCGCAGCTTCGCGACCTGCCGCACGCGCTTTGGCAATGCGGCGAATTTCCGCGGAGAGCCGCATCTGCCGGGCAACGACCTGCTGACGCGCTATCCCGGTGGCTGAGCGGATCGAAGCGCGGGCGCTGGCCTGCGTCGGCGCGCGATTTCGCCTGCATGGGCGGGCGCCGGAGAGCGGGCTGGACTGCGTCGGGCTGATCGCCTTTGCGACGGAGCAGGGCGCCCCCACCGGCTATGCGCTGCGCGGCGGATGCGCCCAGGGCATTGCCGCCCTGCTGGATGCGGCGGGACTGGCGCGCGTGGATCGTCCCGCGCCCGGCGATGTCGCGCTCGCGCTGGCGGGGCCGGCGCAATTCCATCTGGCGGTGATCACCGCGCGAGGCTTCGTCCATGCCGATGCGGGATTGCGGCGGGTGGTGGAGCGGCCGGGCGCACTGCCCTGGCCGGTGATCGGGATCTGGCGTAAGGGGGAGGCGTGATGGCGACATTGCTGCTGACCGCCGTGGGCAGCGCGATCGGCGGGCCGATCGGCGGCGCGATCGGCGCGATCCTGGGGCAAAGGGTGGACCAGGAGATCTTCGCGCCCAAGGGCCGCAAGGGGCCGCGGCTGGGCGACCTGTCGGTGCAGACCTCCTCTTATGGCAGCGACCTGCCCAAGCTGTTCGGCACGATGCGCGTGGCGGGGACGGTGATCTGGGCGACCGACCTGCGCGAGGACAGGAACCGATCGGGCGGGGGCAAGGGTCGGCCCAAGACCACCACCTACAGCTATTCGGCGAGTTTCGCGGTGGCGCTCTCGGCGCGGCCGATCCGGGCCGTGCGGCGGATCTGGGCCGATGGCAATCTGCTGCGCGGGGCAGGCGGCGACTTCAAGACCGCGACCGGGGCGTTCCGGCTGCATCCGGGCGACGAGGCGCAGGCCGCCGACCCGCTGATCGCCTCCGCCGAGGGGATCGGTGCGACGCCCGCCTATCGCGGCTGCGCCTATGCGGTGTTCGAGGATCTGCAACTGGCCGATTACGGCAACCGCATCCCCTCTCTGACCTTCGAGGTGGAGGCCGATGACGGGCCGGTGGGGCTGGGCGCGATCGCCGCGGCGCTGAGCGGCGGCGCGGTGACGGGAGACGGGCTGCTCCCGCTGGGCGGCTATGCGGCCTCGGGCGACAGCGTGCGCGGCGCGATCGAGGCGCTGGCCGATGCGGCGGGGGCGGCGGTGAGCGACGACGGCGCGCGGCTGGTCCTTTCCGGCGGCGGCGGGGCGGCGGAGGCCGTGATCGCGCGCGGCCAGTGGCTGCCGGGCGCGGAAAGCGCGCGGACCGCGGCGCTGGCGATCCCCGATGCGGTGAGCCTGGCCTATTACGAGCCGGCGCGCGACTATCAGGCCGGGCTGCAGCGCGCGACGCGGGGCGGGCCCGGCCGGCGCACGGAGCAGATCGAACTGCCCGTGGCGATCGACGCGGGCGCGGCCAAGGCGATCGCCGAGGCCAGGCTGGCACGCGACTGGACCGCGCGCGAGCGGCGGCAGATCGCGCTGCCGTGGCGCTGGATCGGGGTGCGGCCGGGCGCGACGGTGGCGCTGGAGGGCGTGGCCGGGCTGTGGCGCG